CTATTACGTCATCTGCTTCAACATAATCAATCATCGTTTGGATCACTGGAAGATCGTTAAGATACTCCATTAATCTGTACTGTTGATTGTATTTATTCTTGTCGGATTCTTCTGGTGAAAGATCAATAAGTCTTCTGTTGAAGCGAACAGGTTTTCTGCCTGCTTTGTAGTTCTTATCAATTTGCTTTCTCTTTTGTGAACCTCCTTCTCCATCCCAACAGACAATAATTTCGTCTGGTTGGAACATTCCACAAATCTTCTGCAGGGATTTCATGAAACCATAAGTTCCCCCGTTTGGTGCGCCGTGTTTGTCCATGGATGGCACCACAATGTATGATCGGAGGAACATATTTAAGCCGTCTATGATCATAACTCTTTTATTTTTTGAATTTTTCATTTATTTTCTCCTTATACTCTTTGATGTTTTGATATTTGGTTAGGGCGCCTCTAATTCCATTTTTGGAACAGCCATAAATCTCCGCCAACTTTCTTTGGGAATATTCACCAGTTAGATACAATCTTCTTATCTCTATTACTGTCTCTTTATCAAAAAGGGCACGAGGGTTATTCATTCCACTTCTACTTTCAGACATTTTTTGTTTTGCTTCTTCTGTGTGTGTTTTACCTTTATGTCCCGAAGGGCGACCCTTCATTGTTTGGCTTATTTTTGCCTTAACCGAATCCGGTGTTGGTGTTCCTTTGTTCCACGCTTTCCTCCCTTTTTGTGATTCAGACATTTTTTGTCTTGTTTCTTCCGACACTATCTTTCCCTTCGCAGATTCAGACATTTTTATTCTGGATTCTTTCGAGAATGTTCTACCTTTGAGTGCTTGGGACATTTTCATTTTGGTTTCTTCTGTGTGTTCTCTACCCCTTCGGGATTCCGACATTTTTCTCTTGGACTCTTCTGAGTGCTTAAAGCCCAAGGTATTGCCGGCTATTCTACAAGAATTGAAGCCTATGTTTTTGTTCCAAGGTCTCAAAGTATCAAGATAGTGCTGCTCTCTTTCCAAGAGCAATTTTGCCTCAACCTCTTCTATGAGGTCAAGGACAAAAGACTCTTCTCCATATTTATTCCAAGTTCTTTGTAGATACTGGGAATGGTGTTTGTTTCGCCTCAAATCGCTTCGGTGCTCGTTCCAGCGCTTTTCTATGGATACGCTGCTTCCTATGTAGATCTTGCTGTTTGATAAGCAAGTTATTTGATAAATTCCAGATTTCATTTTTGGTTCTCCTTACATTAGTAATTAGTGTGGAACCACAAAATAACCTCTTATTAATAACTTTCTTTTTCATTTATTCCTCCTTAGTTGTTTTTCTTTTATGTGAAGATAATCTAGATATTCTTCGTTCATCTTATCAAAATATTTTGTTTTTAATAATTTCTTGTGAGCTTTCGCCAACACATCCTTTTGAGCTATGTTTATTAAGAAATAGGGTGCATGACCTCTAGCATTAAAACCATCAATCTCAACGGCATCATTGGGATTAAAGCAAATGCACTTTAAATTAGTATGCCCTGCTTTTCTAAGAGCTTTGTTTATAAAACTTTGATACTGAAAAGTGTCTTCTCCGGATATCTGTTCTTCTGTGATTTGAGCGAAAAGAGCGCTGTCGTATTTAGACTCAACGAGTTGCTCTACCATCTCAATGATGCTATGCTTTGTTGGATCAAAAACCTCAATCATCAATAGATCTTTATCAACTTCTGCTCCAACAAACGGACAGGTTGGCATTCCTCCATACTCTTCTCTGGGTTCTCGCAAAACACCAATAAACTTAGCGATTTTGCTTTTAAAATTTTTATACGGACACTCGCTCATTCTACCCTCCTATTTCATTAAAAACTGAATCAAGATCAACACACAGCATAATGAGAACGATATGATGTTCTTAAGTGTGAAAACCTCTTCTCCTAAAAAATACCAAGTCAATGGTATAAAAATTACATATCCTATTGCGAACGTTACAAATCTAATTGACCATAACGGCATAGACTCATAGAGCATAATTGTTGCATTTGCGAACATCAACGATACAATGGGTCCAGCTATAAAAGCAATCAAAACATAATTTGATTTAAATGGCTCTCCGATTATTCCTGAGTTTGATTGAAACCAAGCTATAATTTGTGCACAAAGGAAAATTATAATTGCTAATAATGCTTTCATTTATTCCTCCTCTATTTTTTTTAATGCCTCTTCTAATGCTTTTATTGCATCTTCAATGTCCTGTTTGTAGTCGTCAAGCGAAGTTGTCCAGTACCTTGCCCTCACTAGTTTTTTGTGTATGCTATCAATCAATAGCCATAATTTATCATTCTTCATTTGTCCTCCACATTTATAATATAACATAATCCCCGCCTTTGTCAAATAAAAAGATAAAAAAAATGCGGTAGCCTCAACCACAAGACTACCGCAACGGAGAAAACACGAAGATAACTAATCTTCACTCACACCAAAGTTTTTACCTTCTGAAACGAACTTCTTAACGATTTCTTCGTCCATAAGGTCTATTACTGTTTTTCGGAAATCCGGATCTTGCAATTTTGCTATCCATTGTTTTCCTTGAAATTTTGTTTCTTTCCCATTAGCATGTTCTAAAGCATACCAAGCGCCAGAAAGTTTAAGCCTTTTTGTTCCCGAGGACTTAAGAGCAATAAGCCAAGATTCTTCATCTTGAATAGCTGCTTCACCAGACCAGAGGATCTTGAAGGTGCATTGACGCCCTTCTGTTCCAAAGCGGGACTTCTGTAGAGTACACTTAACCTCTGAGCCTATTCTAAGTCCTGTTTCATCTTTAACATAAGCTGCTTTGCTCTTACGCTTTGTGAGCCAAATTCTCATAGAAGAGAAGTACTCAATAGCTTTACCGCCGGGAGCAATCCATGGTTCAACCAAAGCCGCCATTGGATTATTAACATTAATGTTTGTCTTCAGCTGATTTATCAGAAGAAGAGTGTGTTGACCATCAGCCAAAGGAATCGTTAATTTGGGAAAAGCTTTTCCGAAAATTCTTGGTTTAACGGACATTGTAGATTGAGGATTGAAATCAGATTCAATTTCTTTCTCAGAGCTTGTTGCGGCGATGGAATCCCAGATAAAAAGAAACTTTGTGTCTTCATATGAATCCATAAGCATCTCAATGGTTTCTAGAACCTTCTCAACAGACACAGCTTGAATGTACATTAGATTCTCTGTATCAACACCAGCGTGTTCTAGGAAGTCTGGGTCAATAGCAGATTCAGCATCAAAGTAGACAGGGAATAAGCCCATTTTCTGAGCATTACCGGCTATTTGAGCGGCCATAAAGGATTTGCCGGAACCAGATAGTCCAGCGATTTCTGTTATCTTTCCAACAGGAATTCCGCCATATTTGCCTCGGACAATGATGGAGTCAAGCCATCGTGATCCTGTTGGAATCCATTCTTTTACAATTGTTGGGTTATTTTCGTTTAGGTTGTGAGCAACATTCAAGCCGGTCTTTTTATTTACCAGTTTCTGCATTGCTTTCAGGTCAATTTTTCCTGCTTTTGTCATGTGGTTTCTCCAATAAAATAGTGCCCCACCATTATTTTAATTCGCGGGGGGCATAACGAAATCCATCACTAACTTAGAAAGTCATTTAATTTCTTATCTACTGTACTGCCGTACTTAGCAGTTTCTGAGGAGGACATTTCGGAGGAGGAATCAGTAGATAGATAGTCATCCAAAATAGCTTGTATTTCTTCTGAGGACAGTCTATTGAATTGTGCTTCAATGTCAGGGACGCTATCTAAAAGAGCATCACAGTCAGCAATGGCATCGTCGCATAGTACGGAGGGACGGCGACGAGGTTTAAGTTGAGTCTTTGGGAAAGACCCGGGAGTTCCAGGAACAGTGTAATTCAATACAATATCGGTCCCAGATTCGGATGAAGTAATGTCGCCATAATCAGGGTCAAGAACATATCCAAGAAGTGTCTCATAAGCTGTTTTACCATAAGCCCAAATCTTTACACCGTCAGACTCAGAGCCTCGGATAAGAACAGGTGAATAGTATCGTTTACGAGCGAACAACTTCTTTGCAGCATTTTTAGTCTGATCGTCATTGTTATCAACTCCGTCTCTCCAGAGTTTGGACGCAAAGTCACAGATTGGGCAATGCTCGCCATAATTTTTCTTTGGACACATAATTCCAGGATTCTTTCCTACATTATAGTGGAAGTGGAACTCCTTGAACGGGTCTCCATCTTTGGTTGGAAGGATTCGAATTGTTTGATCTCCTTCTGATGGTCGCCACTTTGTGCCGCTGTTTTTTCCTGCATTCTTGTTTTGTGAGTTCGCAAGTTTTTGTCTCATTGCTTCTATATTAAGTGCCATGTTGATTTCTCCGTTAGTTAGGCGATGTTTTTTGTCTTCTCAGACTAAGGTAAGCAGAGTTTTAATCTTGCTTCCATTATTATTATAACATATTATCTTGATACTGTCAAGAAAACAGGGGGAATTTTTTTTCGGAAATATCCCCTAAAACCGTCATAACCACAAGGAGTGTTTAGAAATTAAATGTGCTTTGAGTTTCAGTTACTTCGCCTTCGGCTGTTTTCCAGTTAAATTGGCGGAAACCGCGCTTATCAACATCATAGACAACTTCACTGTGTGTCTTGCCTTCAAGGTTAGAAATAGTTGCTTCGTTTACCATTGAAGCAGGGAGATCAGCTTTACGAATGAATCGCATTGTTCGTGTTTCTCCATTAAGTTTACGGAAAGTACCGTTAAAGATTGTTACGTTTGAATTTGACATGTTTCCTCCTAATAATTGAAATGTCTTAAATTGTTTTTGACTTTTTATCCCGGACCAAGTCATAACCTCTTTGTGAATGTTTTGGAGTTTCACTTCTCATATATATATTATATCATATTTTTATCAAGTTGTCAAGTAAAAAGTGAAAGTTTTTTGCGGAAACTTACAAAACCGCTAGGTTTACAAACTGATTAGTACAGTTTCTTCGGAATTTGAAGAGTCAGAAGAAGTTTTCCAGTTGTATGAACGGAAACCTTGCTTGTCCAGATCATATACGACTTCTGAACCGTGAAGTTGCTGAAGGTGACGAATATGTTGGTGAGCCGCTTCTGAAATCATTCCGGCTGGGAGATCAGCAATGCGAACGAAACGCATAGATCGTGATTCTCCGTTAATTTTTACAAAAGTACCTCGGTAAGTTTGTGTAGTAATAGTAGTATTGTTGCTCATTTTTCCTCCAATGTTTAATGAGATTGAGTTATTCACTCTTTTATAATATA